GTCAGCGCGATGGCGTCAGCAGCATCTGGTGACGCCAACCCCCGCGCCTTCATGTCTTTCTCGGACTCCAAGAAGATAGAGCCTTTGGAGTCCGGCTTCATCATAGGCGAAATCAGATCAGTTTTCAAGAACCTGTCTTGCGGGATGCTGGCCGACTTCAACCAGTCGCGCATGTCGCCCCATATCTGCGCCCTCATGTTGCCGTACATGGCCGGGTTCTTAGACTTCCAGCCGAAGTTTACGCCCTTGATCTTGTACCGCTGCTCTTTCAGCCGGTCTACGATGCCCGCGCCCAGCCCGCCCTCGTCGATGAACACCATTGCAGGCTTGAACTCCTCGATCGCCTCGATGACGTGCCCGACCACCGTCATGGTGTCGTCGCCCCGGTGCCGGATGATCTTCACAATGTCCCGCCCCTGCCTGATGGCCAGCACGGTGGCGTCTGCCCCGAACCGCGCCGGGTCTACCCCGATCACGATTGGCGCCGATGGGTCTTTGTACCGCTCCCGCTTCATGGCGTCGTCCACCACCATGCTGGAAATAAACTGGTCGTCGCCTACGTTGGGGAACTCGCCGTACACCTCGACGTGCGCTTGGCCAGAGTCTGCCCCGTACTCGTCGATGATCTGCTGGTAGACCTGCTTGTCCGTCCCCTCGACCGTGCGGGCGTCCACCACCTTGGTGTCCCAGAACTCCCGCTTGCTGTGGAAGGTTTCGTAGAAGTACCCGCTGTTACGCCGTGGGTTGGAGAACGCCAGCCAGAACCGGTTGGGCGTGTTCTCGGTAAAGAAACCCGCCGTCACCGCCCAGATGGCGTCGTCAATACCGCTGGCCTCATCGAAGATCACCATCACGCCGTCGAAGTTGTGAACTCCGGCATACGCATCAGGATTTTCGGCCGACCACAGCCGCCCCTCGACGCCCCAGTACCGCGTGCCCTTCTTCAGGTCGCGCTCGACCAGCTCGGTCAGCCACTTGGCAGGCATCAGCCTGGTAGCCGAGACCTCGAACCAGTGGCTGTTCAAGGACATTGCCAGCCACTTGGTGATCTCGGCCCAGGTGACCGACCGGAGCTGTGACTCTGAGTTAGCCGACACGATCGTGGTCGAGCCGATCCTAGTGGACAGCATCCAGATCACGATCCATGAGACCAGCGCCGATTTGCCGATACCGCGCCCTGATGAGACCGCTTGGCGTAGGGTGTTGAAGTCTACCAAGCCTTTGTTGGCCTTGATGTGTTCGCCGATCTTTTGGAGCACCTCGCGCTGCCATTTGCGTGGCCCGCTGAAGTGTTCCAGCGGCGTGCCCTTGACGCCCCACGGGAACGTGTACAGCACAAACGCCAGCGGGTTGTCCTTGTACTGTGGCGACCAGAGCCTGGCCATCAGCTCTTCTTCATCGGAGGCGCTGTACTTTGTTGTCTGCATTAGGCGCTTTGTCTGTTGGGTGCTTTGCGACTGGTCAGCGCCTGTTGCGGCCGTGGTTCATGCGCTACTACGTCCACCACGTCTGCTGCTCTGCGCTCGGCCTCGGCCAGCGCGCCAAGGATGCTGATCTGCTGGTTGACATCGACTGTGATGGCCTGCTTGGCGACCCAGCCGTGCTGGTGCTTCAGGATCTCCAGCGCCACTTTAGCGTCGCCCTCCAGCGCTGCCGTGTGTAGCACCTGCGTCAGCGCCAGCTCACCCTCTGCGCGCCCCTTTTCCTCGGCCAGCTTGGCCACCGGGTCCAACTCACACAACTGCCGATAGGCTTTTGGCAGCAGCCCTGCGGCCAGCGCCAGGTTGTCGCCCTTCAATCCGATCTTGGCGGCGTCGTAGATGCGATTAAGCACCGCCTCGGTGGCGCGTATCTCGTTGATGACAAGTGGCAGTGAATAGAAACTCATTGGCTTTTTTCCGCAGTGGCGCGCGCGTTAGCCGCTTCTTCTACCGTTAAAAAAGTTCCGAGATATGTACGTTTGCCGTCAACCATAATGCTTGCCACCCACGGTTTGTTTGGCCGCCTGCCGTTGCGCAGTGAACGTAAGGATACACCTTTTACGCCGGTGGTGTTAGTTGAACGCAAAGCAGTATTGTGCGCGTTTGCTGAATATGTAGCCATGCGTAAGTTTGCAATTCGGTTGTCTGTTTTTATTTGATTTATGTGGTCAATTGGCCTTTTAGGCCACTCACCGTGAACGTAAAACCACGCCAGTCGATGCGCAGGGTATTGTTTGCCGCCAACGCCAATATACCAATAGCCTTGTGGGGTTTTGCATCCCGGTTTATTGCCTGGTTCTCGGTTCCACCATCGCATTTTTTGCGTGAACTCGCCGGTGGCGGGATCGTAATGCAACAAGGTGGTTAACTGTGTGTGATCAATGTCGGGTTTCATGGACACATTGTACCACGTTTTTAAAAATAAAAATTAAAAAATAAAGCAAATTAAATTGTTTGCGGACGCTACGCTACCGTTTGGCCCATCGCTCGGCCCTACCCCCTCCCCCTCCAGCAAAAAGCCATGGCCTGGTTAGTGCCTGCACACATAGATGTTAGCTTATATAAGTGCATAAGCATTGGCTTATATAAATGCATGGTTACATAAACACATAAGCATATTGTTAAGTAAGCATATAAGCATATGCGCATTGACGCATGTATTTGTGGGTCATGTGGACTGCCCACACCAAGCCGCTAGCCCCTAGCATGGTACTGTATGCCCATCCACCACTGTATAAACCATGTGCGTGGGTGATTGTGGGTTATGGTTTTAAAGTTAGTAGCGGCTAACCTATGGCATGGGGGAAGTGGGCGCGGTGCTCAAAGCGTGGGTGATTGTGGGCAGTCTGAGCACCGTTTTAAATCGCAGCGCTGCTTTAACTCATACTAGTATCTATAACAGTTGGTATTTATGGTAATTTAGAAAACCATAACCCACAATAACCCACAGACAGCTCAAGGCCTTGTTTTATGGGGCTTTGCACGTTCGCCATTGATCGCCCACGCCATAACTCACCCACGCACACATTCACCCACAAATGACTGTTACAAACTGTTACAAATTCTTTTACGTGCAATGCTTGACAATGGGCGGAAATCCATTACACTACTAACACCACGACACAGATTGTGGCAACTACCCACAGGAGTACTGTATGAAAACTGAAATTCTTATCTACGGCTTGCCCCAAGGCGAGACTCGCGGCTACATGGAAGACTTGCTTGCGTGTTTCGTTAAGACAAGCAACGCCGCGCAAAACGTTGAAGCCGTCAAAGCCGCCGCGCGCGCCCAAGGCTTCCATTCTTTTCGCGTCGCTACTTATAGCGGCGAAGCCCCTAACTTTGCCAAGGCGGTGAACGTATGAAAAACTATCCAAACATTGAAAAATCGGCATTTCACAAGGGCGAATACGTTGGCTATTGTGAAGGCCGCGTTTACCGCATTAGCAAAACGAATAGCAGCTTCGGTACATGGGCCGCGCATAACCGCGATAACTATAACGATCAGATTTTTGCGTTTGGCCTTGAATCAATGTCGCAAAAATTGCAACAAAAGGCGGTGAACGTATGAAATATCTCGTTATCGAAAAGGTTAACCCGTTAGCCGTTCACTGCGTATGCGACACCCGCGAACGCGCCCAGCGCTGGATTGACGTTAACGCGCCGGAGTATGCCCGCAAGGGCTATTTCATGGATAAAACATTGACTGCCGCAAGTTTCACTATCAAGGAGCGAGTATGAAAGCCAAATATTTGATTCAGATTCAAACCAACAATGCCTATATGGGCGCTACTGGTTGGTTCACCGTTCACGGTGCACAAACGAAACCCGCCGCCGATGCGTTAGCCGCCGATTTTCGGCACGCCCGATCGGTGACTGATACCCGCGCCGTCCGCGTTATATCCGCCGTTAAATTTACCGAAGAAAACCGCGCCGCTAACCATGCGGCTATGAGGGCCGCAGCATGAGTAAGCATAAATTGACATACATAGAGATGTATCCCCAAGCCGTAAAAACCCGCTACACCTTGAGCGATTACCTCGGCGCGGTGTTCTTCGCCCTTTGCATCGGCGGCCCCTTCGCCGCTTTCTTTTACTTTTACGGAGCCTAAAACATGATTGCTATTCACACAAAATATATCGGCCCTACAAACACACGCGGAAGCCGTGTTAAAGCGTACACCGCATCATGGGGCGAGCGCAAAGGCTTTGAGGTCACTATCCCTTACCCGCACGAATTAAGCGGCGAACAAGTGCATTTTGCAGCCGTTAAAGCCTTGATCGCAAAACACGCTTTAGACTGGAATTTAGAGGGGATGCGGTATGGCGATAGCGCAGATGGACGCGGTTTTTCTTTTTGCTTTGACCATTCAAAGGTGACAACATGAAACAATTTGCAGTTGAACTTAAACGCACGTCTTACGTTAACTTGACAATTGAGGCTGATAGTCAAGACGAAGCCGAAGCATTGGCATGGGCTGAGATTGAATCAGGCGAAAGTTACGGCATAACTGACGATGCTGATTGGAACCTTAATCACATTGAAGAATTGAAAAACGAAC